CCCTCAGGTTGTAGGCGGTGGCAGCAAGTACACCTCTGTGGAAGGCGACAACCACGAGGAACCTACTACCGGCTCACACATGATCTCATACCCGGCTCACGGATAAGGACTCAAGATGGCACGAGACAACTACGGCAGCTATGAGGCCAAGGGTGTTCCCCTCGTGCCCATGGAGCCGGGCTGGGGCAACCCGGACGAAGGCAGTGCGAAGCTTCGCCAGGTGCTCGACAACTACTACGTGGACAAGACTCACCCGGATACCTGGAAGTCTGACTCCGACCCGTCCAATCCGAACCGCCGTATCCCCAAGGGATACGTTCCGGAGCTCAACCAGTACGACCCGTACTGCAACTACGATGGCTACGAGGGTGGCAACAAGACCCTCGTGAACTGGGACGAGTACAAGATTGCCGAGAGTGCTGTCCTGGCTGTTCCGGTGTGCTACGCGGAAGACTACCAGACCATTGACGGCCAGGCCGGCAAGGAGCGCATCTGATGGCCCGCAAGCGCAAGGGCGTCAACTGCTCCGCGCGGTGTGCCACCAAGAGCCACTACACCTTCGGTGAGTGTCTCAAGGACAAGGGCATCCGGGCCATTGGCTACCAGGTCAGCCGAGGTCGGGACGACCTCAACCGCACTGACCGTGAACTCAGCGCCTTCCGTGACGCTGTGAACCAGGGCGTCATGCCGGATGGCACCACCAAGCAGAAGGTGGAAGACGCGATGATCCTGTCCAACGAGGTTGGTGCCGCATACGGCGAAGATTTCATGAAGGCCGCTCCGATGGGAGACATCTAATGGCCACTATCCAGTCCCTCTCCGGCGACTCAGCCGGTGTCGCGAAGAACTCTGTGCCGGGCAACAACGCCCTGTGTATGACGAGTGGCACGATTACCCAGGCTCCCTCGCTGAGTGCGGTCACCGCCGTCAGCAACGGCGCCACGGTGGACTTGGGTGCAGCCCAACGGTCGATCACCTTCAGCATCGTGACCTCCGCTGGTGTCTCGGCTGGCGCCGTGACTCTTCAGGTGTCCGTCGATGGTGTCAACTGGGGCACTCCTCCGACTGGGTCCCTCGTGATCCTCTCGGCTGGCACCCTCGCCAACCCGCTGACTGTGGCCTCTGCGAGCACCACGTGGATCGTCACTGTTCCGGCTGCAACCTGCCGGTTCGCGCGAGCGACCGTCAGCACTACGATCACGGGTGGTACCGTCTCCGTCTCGATCGTCGGGAGTTGATGGAATGGCACAAACCCAGGCGCAGATGTACATTGCCCAAGGAAATGGTGTTGTCCCCGCCTCAGCACTACCCGTCGTCGGTCAAGTAGGCACCGCTGACGGCAAGGCCGTCCACATGCCGTTCGCGAGTTCTGATTACGTGGCCAACGGTTTCCGAGGTCCAGTAGTCGTCAACGTAACCGCGTCTGGAGACACCACTCTAATAGCTGCGCCTGGTGTGGGCTTCGCCATCCGGGTAGTCATGATCTATGTGTCCATCAACAACGCGGCCTTGGTGAAGTTCAAAGAGGGCGCAGCGGGCAACAACGGCTGGGTCGTGGATTCCACCAAGGTCAACATCTTCGACATCGCGTACGAACTCCCGTGGAAGATAGCGGCTAACACAGCCCTTGTCGTCAACGCCTCCGTAAACCCCGCTGCCTGGGTCACGGTCCAGTACTACGTGTCCATCGCCTAGCCAGGGAAAGGAACACCATGGCTGCTCTCGTCGTCACTCCCGGCACTGCCACCCAAGCTGTCAACAAGGCAGCCGTCTCTGCTGCTTCTCCTTCTACGCAGGTCGTGCAGTTCTCTGCCTCTGTGCAGAGGGTGTCCTTCCAACTGATCTCCGCCAACAACAGCTTCACGTCGTCTATGTACATCGCCACCAGCCTGGATGGAGTCAACTTCGTTGACGGCACGTTCATCTATGGCCCCGGCCAGGCTGTGCTGGCGGCGCCTGGTGTGTTCTACCAGATCACCAGCCAGATCTCTCAAGGAGATCTGCCCGACCAGATCTCTGTGTGGGTGTTGGGGATCTAATGACTCTCATCGCCTCCACCTTCCTCGATCTTCAGAACAGGGTCAAGCAACTGCTGTACGGTATCACCTGGAACCAGGAGCAGTTCACCTACCTGACCAACAACATCGGCGCAGGTGACCTGACCTTCTCGGTCAACGATGCCACTGCGATCAGCCGTGGGCTGATCGAGGTTGACTCCGAGCTGATGAACGTGCAGTCGTACAACACGGTAACCAACACCATCACGGTGTTCCCCTTCGGGCGAGGCTTCTACGGATCTGTGGCGGCCACTCACCTGGCCAATGCCTCGATCATCAACAACGCCAAGTTCCCGAAGGTGCGTGTTCAGGAGTCCATCAACGACATCATCAACGAGGTGTACCCCACCTTGTTCGCGGTGCTCAGTTCGAACATCACCAAGAGTGCAGTCCAGTACGGATACCCTCTGCCGGCGACGGCCGATGAAGTGCTCAACGTCAACTACGCGGTCATCGGCCCTTCGCAGATCGCGCCCAGTATGCGCCGTTGGCGCTTCGACCCCAACGCAGACCCCGCCGTGTTCCCCACTGGCAAGTCTATCAACCTGCTTGAAGAAGTCACCCCCGGTCGTACTATGAGGGTGACTTACATTGGCCAGCCGTCCAACCTGGTGAACGACACGGACGGTTTCGCCGCCGTGTCCGGCCTACCTGAGACTGCCAAGGACGCCATCGTGTACGGCGCCGCTGCCAAGCTCATGGTGGCCTACGATGCAGCCCGTCTCCAGATGGACAGTGTGGAGTCCACTGAGCGTGCTGCGGTAACGCAGCCCACCAGTGCTTCGAACACCAGCAAGTACTTCATGGCCATCTATCAGAATCGACTGGAGCTCGAAGGCAAGAAGCTCCGTGACCGCTACCCGACTTGGGGTACTCAGGTATCCTGAGTAGCAGCCTTGGTGGCCCAGTACCTACGCCTCTCTGCAGCCCTTCTACAGATCCGACAGAACTTCCCATTCTTCTGCGGAGCAGAATTCTCCTCTGTGAATGGGTGGCCTTGGTTGCAAAACATGTGAGGTTGCCCGGGTAGTCCTCTCTTCGTGTTCTCCTGCCGGGTGACAGCCTCTAGGTGATCGGGGTTTACACAGTGCCGTACACGGCACAAGTGGTCAATCACCAGACCCTCCGGTATCTCTCCGACCAACAGTTCGTACGACAACCTGTGCACGGATCTATTGCGGTTATCTATCCGCATGATCCCGTACCCGTTGGATTCTTTACCTGCGGACCAAAGCCAGCAAGTGTCTGTCTTCTCTATCTTGGCCCAGAACCGGGCTTCCCAAGTAACCATACCTACAGCCTACCCAACGTACGAGAGGACCAAACATGGCAGGCCCGGGCCAAAGCAGATTTTACAGCAGCACCTTTGTCCAGACCTCTCTGGCGTCTGGTATCTCTTCTGGTGCCACGACGTTCAACGTCGGCACTACGGCCGGCGCTCCTGGCACGCCGTTCGTGGTGTCGGTGGACCAGAACTCCGCATCAGAAGAGCTGATGCTGGTCACCAATGTGTCCGGTCTCACCTACACGGTGACCCGTGGCATCGGTGGAACCTCTGCGCAGTCGCACAACAACGGCGCCCCTGTGGTGCACGTCATGTACGCGCAGGACCTGACTGACGCTTCGGCCCACATCGGGGCCTTCGACAACGTACACGGCCTGTCTGTGGGCTCCCTGGTGGTCGGTACGACCGACACCCAGACCCTCACGAACAAGGCTCTCACGAGCCCTACCATCACCACGCCATCCATTACCTCGCCCACTATTACAGGCACCACCACCGCTGGTACTATCAACAGTGCAGCACTGACTTCTTCGGCTGCGGTAACCGCGGTGGACTTCCCTGCCACAGGGCTGACCGGAGCTGTCACGGCTTCCAGGTATGCAGGTGCCACTGGAGGTGGTTCCCCTGTGACAGGCACCTTCCTCGCAGGTGACTTCGTCATTGACGTGGGCAACGGCCTGATCTGGGTCTGCCACACGGGCGGTTCGCCTGGCACCTGGTTCTCTCTCGCCAACCTGACCTCTACTCAGACCTTCACCAACAAGACGCTGAACGCTGCGGTGTTCACCGGTGCTGCTACAGGCACTGGCAGCATTGCGATCTCCAACTTCGTTGACGCCTTGGCGTTCATCACCAACGGCAAGACTGGTGCCACCGCCGCGTCCACCATGGCGGGTGGGACTACCGGAGGTCCGCCTGTCTCTGGCACCTTCGCGGTGGGCGACTGGATTGTTGACCAGACTGGCAATGCGTGGGTGTGCACCAGTGCCGGCTCTCCTGGGACCTTCACTCCCGTTGGGGGTGCTCAGAGTCTGGGCGCTGTGCCAATCTCCACGACGACCAACGGAACTGCAACCTCAGGCACGACCGACACCATCGACGCGGTACTAGGCAACTACCAGTTCACGGCCATCTCTGGCCGGAGGTACCGGGTTGTCATGTCGGGGTTGATCGGCAACTCCGACACAGCGGGTATTAGTTACGCGGTCCGTGTCCGTAACTCAGGAAGTGCATCAACACCTACGACTTCCAGTACCGCTGTTATCGACCAACTGTGGGTGGCTGTTGCAGGTACAGGTGCCACAGGGCGGATGCCTATTCCTATGGAGGACACCTTCATCGCAGGGAGCTCTGGCACACAGACCCTGGCATTCTTTGCCCAGCGGCAGGGTGGTTCTGGGGTATTCACGCCTGTATCTCCGGCGTCATCCACAGGAACTGGACCCAGGAAGCTTTGGGTCGAAGACTGCGGAACTGTGTAAGGACTCCTGATGGCTAACATCCCTGGACCTATGGTCGTAAACCCGCTGTCCGGCGGGTTGTTCAATGGGCCTCCCCGTCTTGGCGGGGAGACCAGCTCAGCCACGTCCGCGTACGTCAAGTCCACGGTGGCCTACGACTACGCCCTGGCGGGCATTCCGTTCCTGTCTGGTGTGTCCAACCGGAACAGCTACTTCCGCCGTCGTTACACTCGTGATCTCCAGCAGATCACCAAGGCTCAGTTCGATAACGGCCAGTTCGTGGGTGAGCAGTCCTTCACTGGCTGGTGGCTGCGAAGCGGCATGTCCTTCCATGGTGGAGCTGGTATCCTCTACAGCGACACCGGACAGGACACTTCTCTGGCCATCAGGTACTACGACAGCTACGGGATCAACCCGTGGACTGTCAACCAGATGAAGCTGCTCAACACCACCAACCAGGCCTTGGCCTCGGCCAACACCAACCTCTTCATCCGAGGGATCAATGTCGGCGGAACCGACTACCTTCTGTGCGCTGATGGCACCAGCCTGAAGAGGCTCACTGGCACGGCCACCAGCCTGACGTATACCGTCACCGGTATGACCGGAACCATCTCGTCCATCACGGACGATGGCACCAACTACTACGTGGCCACCACGAGTGGTGTGTACTCCGGCCCGCTGACCAACGGTGTGGCTGGTACTCTGTACTACACCACGAACGGTTCCGCCAACGTTACCTTGGCCTACGTCAAGGGCCGTGTCGTCGTGGCCCAGGACAATGAGGTGTGGATCGGCAAGGCGTCGAGCACGACCCTGACGCCGGGTACTGGCAACTTCCACCACCTCAACACCTCGTGGGTGTGGAACTCCATCGACGACGGCCCCACGGCCATCTACTACGCAGGCTCTGCCGGCGCTCTGTCCCAGATCTGGTACACCTCAGTGGACAACACTGGAGCTGTACCTACCATCACTGCTGGTGTCATCGCGGCCGAGATGCCGCGAGGCGAGACCATCAACCAGATCTACGGCTACCTCCAGACGTTCGTCGGCATCGCCACGAACAAGGGCTTCCGGGTGGGTACGTACACCACCAACGGCCTGATCTACGGCCAGCTCCTGTGGAGCACTGACCCCAACCTGCCTGGCTCCAGCACAGGCATCACTGCCTTCGACAGGTTCCTGTTCACCGGGACCAACGCCAACATCAACGGGCAGTCCGGCCTGGTCCGTATCGACCTAGGTACTACGACCACAGGCTCTGCTCCGAACTCCAGCTATGCCTACGCCAAGGACATCTCCTCCCACGTATCCGGCAACGTGACCTCAGCGGCTACGCTGGGGAACTCACAGCTTGTGGCCGTGTCCATCCTAGGCCAGGGCGTGTACGTGCAGAGTCCTACTCTGCTGGAGACCTCTGGTGCGTTCGTCACTTCCCGTATCAGATACAATACCACAGAGCCGAAGTTGTTCAAGTTCCTTTCTCTGAGAACACCTAACGCTTTCTCCGGGTCAATTGGAATTGCCGTGTCTGACCCCACAGGGGCCACGAATACGGTAACCACTATTGACCAGAACACATTCTCCATGAGCAATATCGGGCTACGAAACCCCACGACTGCTCAGGAATGGATCTCTCTCACGTTCACCCTCAACCAAGGGACGACCACTGCCGGTCCTACACTCAACACCTGGCAGGTAAAGGGGTATCCGGGAACCACCCGGCAACGGCTTATCACCGTGCCGTTATTGCTGTTCGACTTCGAGAAGGACAAGTTCGGACAGCCGCAAGGCCAGCGGGGGGCTGCTTGGCCGATCCTTCAGCAGTTCGAGGCATTTGCCACAGCAGGAGACATCGTGTTGTTCCAGGATTTGAACACCGGGGAGAACCTCCTGGTTATCATCAACGATGCAGAGTTCGAAATGCTTGCACCGCCACAACCTCAAGAGGAAGGTATTGGCGGCTACCTCACGGTATCGCTGTTGACAGTGCCTTGACATGAAATAGGGGAACTAGTGAATTCATCTGCTCTAGCCGAGTGGGCTTTGTTTGGTTTCGGGGTCGTCGTCACCCTCTTGGGTGTCGTCGCCGCCAAACAAGTGCCGAAACTGTTCAAAGGCAAATCCATTCAGAACGTGGTGGACAGTGCCAATGCCATTATCGAGATGTACGAGAAGCACGTTAGTGCTCTCGAACTCAAAGTAGATTCTCTGGAGAAAGAAGTCTCGGCTCTGACCGCCAAGCTGGACGAGACCTTGAAAGCCAACAACGTTCTTCAGCGGATGCTAGCCGCCAGTCCGGCCATCAATCTGCCGGAGGTGAAATGAGCAGGTTCCGTTCTGAGTCCCGGTTCATGGACCCGCACAATCCCGCCAAGAGCCAGGCCCGCCCCATCACTCCGTTCTTCGTCGTCAACAACACGGTCGACTCGTCTCTGGACGAGGCCAAGGGCCACGGGTTCAACTTCCAACTGGACCACGGGGACGGACTGCTAGGCCATCCTGCTATATCCCGTATCGGAGCTTACCGCCGTGGCTTCCGAAGGAGCGGGCCAGAAATCGGCGAAGGATTCCAGGTGAACGGATGAGTCCGATCATATTCCCTGACGTGTCCAACTACCAGCGAGGGCTGGTTATCCAGCCGGGTACCGTCTTCGTCTGGGCCAAGGCCACGGAAGGCACCACCTACAGAGACGACACCTACCTGGGCTTCAAGGCCCAGGCTGCCAAGGTGGGTGCAGGGTTCGGAGGATACCACTTCCTCCACTCCGGGAACGGGTCCGCTCAGGCGGACTTCGCCTTCTCGGTTGTAGGCAAAGGTGTCCCGCTGACGCTGGACGTTGAGCCCACCGGAACGAGCTACCCGACCATCGAAGACGTGAAAGCCTTCACAGCCCGCTACAGGGCCTTGGGAGGCACCTGTGAGGTAATGTACTACCCCAAGTGGTACTGGCTCTCCCAGGGCTCTCCTAGCCTGTCTGGGCTAGGTCTGAAGCTGGTCTCCTCTGGCTACCCTGCCGGGTACACGGACAACTCCGGCAACTGGGACCCGTACGGCGGGCTCACGCCCTTCCAGTGGCAGTTCTCCGACAGCTACGAGTACGGTGGCATGAGGGTGGACTTCAACGCCTTCAAAGGCACCCTCGACCAGTACCTTGTCGCCATCGGCGCCAAGACTGTGGCGCCTCCGCCTCCCGTCACACCCCCGACTACGTCCTTGGAGGACGACGACATGCAGCAGGTTGAATCCCTCAGCGTCCACCCGGACAGCTACGTCTACCCGACCATCAACAAGAGCCACTTCCGGCTGGCCATCGACGGCTTCGGTGCTGACGCCACGGTTCGTGTCGTCATCTTCGCCGGTCCGGATGCTCTCGTCTACGACAACCTTGTTCTCGTCAAGGGCTACCACGACATCGCCCTGGACTCTGCCCACACGTCCGCCGTCACTGTGCAGCGCATCGACTCGGGAGAGTTCCCGATCGGTGTCGCGGCCTGGTAGGAGCTCCCATGCTGAACCGGTTTGCCAGGTGGTTCGCTAGTGCGGCGGGTGTTTGGCAGACCGTGTTCATCTGCCTCGCCTGGGT